GAATTTACGCGCGCCGAGGAAATAATCGAGCTCCTTAATATGGATATGGACACGAAGGAAATATTTGAGGACGCTATCGAGGCACGAGAGACTTACGGCGTATCATATATCGAGGTTATGCGTAATCTTGCCGGCGAGGTTACGGGGGTTGAATTTATTAAGGATACGCCATCAATCCGCAAGACTACGCCGCTTGAACCCTACATTGAAATAGAGTATACCTTTTGGACAGATATGGAAAAACGTCCTCGGTCGCGGCGCAAGCCTAAAATCCCGGCTAATGTCTCGGAACCCGGCACCAAAATTTATACGCCCCGTATTGAAAAGCGGCCGCGTAAATTCTGTAAGTATAAGCAGGAAATCAGCGGCAAGGTCGTTTACTTTAAAGAAATCGGCGACCCGCGTATAATGAATAAAGCTACCGGCGATTACCTGAAAGACGGCGAGACGCTGGACCTTGATAAGCAGGCAAATGAAATTCTTGAGTTTGCTATCGGTACGGAGACATACGGGGAAGTACGCTGGATAGGCCAGGTACTCGGAGTAGACGGAAGCCGTAAAGCCGAGAATCTGAATAACCGGTATTTCGAGGAAGGCCGGCATACCCCCCTTCTTATTATGATTAAGGGAGGCACGCTGACGGAAGACAGCTTTTCTAAGCTCCAGCAGTATATGAACGACATAAAAGGCGAAAAAGGCCAGCACGCCTTCATTATACTTGAGGCTGAAAACGCTGATAACAGTACAGCTCTAACCGACGATAAGCAGCCGGAAATTGAGATCAAGGACCTGGCGTCGATTTTGCAAAAAGATGAATTGTTTCAAGATTATCTTGATAACAACCGGCGAAAGGTGCAATCATCCTTCCAACTTCCTGACCTTTACGTCGGATATACGACCGACTTTAACCGGGCGACCGCGCAGACGGCTATGGAAGTTACGGAAAAGCAGCTCTTCCAACCGGAGCGCCGCAGTATCGCATGGGCCATCAACAATAAGCTTCTTAACGGGTACCAGTTTCAATATGTCGAGGCTTATTTTCTTGAGCCCGATATTACGAATCCCGACGACCTTGCTAAAATCCTTAACGTAACGGAACGGGCCGGCGGCCTTACGCCGAATAAGGCGAAAGAGATAACTTACTCGCTTATGGGTGAAATCTCAGAAGACTATACCGGAGACTGGGGAGATACGCCGCTTCAATACCTTAAAAGCGTTATGACCCCTTCGGAAATCGCGCCTCCTGCAGGTTTAAGTACACAGCTTACGAAGCAGATACAAAAAGCGGCGGCCGACAATAACGACGCAGTTGTTGCCGTGATGAAGGAGGTCCGTGACGTTCTTACCAGACTGGGGGCGGTAACATGATTTGCGGTTGCGGAGCACTTATAAAAGCGATTGACGCATATATTGAAAAAGCGGACGGCGACCTTGAGGATACTCTCGACGAAGCCGGCTTTATTGATGTTGAGGATACGGTAAAAGAAATCGCAACGCTTGAGGACCGTGTTGCTCGGGCGCTGAAAAAAGAAACGAAGTATATTATTGACGCCGCGGAGCAGGCTGATAACCTTACGGCATTTGCGGCCGCCTGGGACGAGATTAGGCTCGGTGATACTATTGACGAAAAACTCCGTAAAATATTTCTTGAGGAGTTTACGACCATAATACCGAAACTCACGGCGGGCTATATCGCATTGAGTGACCCGGAGCTTGCGGCGGCGAGCGTTACCAAGGCTGTAAACGTACAGATTGATAACGAGGCCGCTGTTGCGGATATAACTAAACGGACAACCGCATGGGCAGAATCGTGGAGCACAGAGCTGAGCGGACTGATGAAGCTTACATCACATGAGGAGATACAAAAAATCCTCGTAACGGGTCTCCGGGAAGGCCAGGGCGTAGCCGAATTTACGAAGGCGATTCTTGACAGCGGTATCCGTGACGAGTATTATAAAGCCCGGCGCGTAGCGATAACGGAGACGCTGACGGCACATTCTGTCGCACAGCAGGAGTCTTTTATTCAAAGCCCCGCCGTAGAGGAAAAGGAATGGATACACACGGGCTCATATCGTAACACACCTCGCGAGAATCATGTTGCTATGAGCGGGCAACGTGTTCCGACTGCCGCCGTTTTTCGTTTGGAAGGTGCGGACGGCATAATATATTACCCATTGTATCCGAGGGATGCCAGTGAACTTCCACCTGGTGAGCGGGTAAATTGCCATTGCATATCTCAGCCGATTGTATCCGAGGATATTTTAGGCTTATCGATAGAGGAACGCCGCGAGTTGCAGGCTCAGGCGATTGCCAATGACGACGACGCCTGGGAAAAGGAGCTTGACGCACAGAACAGGGCGAAAGCCGGGATTGAGGAAGTTCCCGATAATATTGCCCCGTATACGAAACCCGAAAAAGATGATATAATAAGTATAAGCGACTACGGTCATACGGATACCGTCGACCGTCGGCCCGGTGATTCTCTTAGTCTTTTTACAGACGCCCAAGGAAATCTTACGGCCGAGCGCGAAGCCCTTCACCGCAGCATAATCAATGAAACCTTTAGCGGTGTTACGCCGGCAGACGGTCAAGCAACATTTACAATGATGGGCGGCGGCAGTGCGTCGGGTAAGAGCACCATGATAAACGGCGGCGCGGTAACTTTACCCACAAACGCGGTTATGCTCGACAGCGATGCCATAAAAACGAAGTTACCCGAATATATTAACATGGTAGCGGCAGGCGACGACCTTGCTGCGCCGTTCGTGCACGAGGAAAGCAGCGCTCTCGCTAAACGTATGCTCGGTATCGCAAATAGCGGAAATTATAATGTTACGCTTGATGGGACTGGTGATGGCAGCATAGCGTCATTGACAAAGAAAATCATGGACGCAAAAGACGCCGGAATGACCGTAAAAGGCGTATATGCGACCGTCCCGACTGAAACCGCTCTCGAACGGTCTATACTTAGAGCGGCAAAAACCGGGCGCAAGGTGCCGGTTGACGCAATAATCGAAATTCATAGTAAAGTCTCCGAAGTTTTACCGCAGTGTGCGTCGTTATTTGATGCCGTGGAACTTTACGATACGACAAACGAGGCGCTACTTATAGCGACAGGCGGAAACGGCCGGGGCTTAACAGCCGTACCCGGACAGGAAAGTTTATTTGAAGCGTTTCTCGCAAAAGCCACAGTCGATAAGTAAAGGGGTGAGAAGCATGAGCGACAGAGGTATAAAAATATATATGTTTGCATTAGACGCAGCAGCGGGTAAACCGACGGCAGTGGAGTCGTTATGGTTTGATCCACCACTGACTGCGGAAGAGCGGGAATATTATGATAAGTTATATGCTGAAATAACAGCAGAGAATGCGAGAGCTAAAGCCGAAGGCCGGCAGATTTTTTGGGATATTCCGTTTGACCCGTAAGAGTTTTCGCAATATGTAAAAACGCCGTTCCGGCAAGGGGCGGCGTTTTTACGTTCACTCGCGGCTGTCTTCCATATTATCGAGCGCGTAGATAATACATTGATTGATAATCTTGTTAAAAGAAACACCGGACTCCTCGCTAAGTAAGGTAAGCCGGTCGAATAATTCGGCCTTAAGTCGGATTGTACGGCTGATAGACTGGATTTTACCATTTGTTTTGTCAATTTCAAATTTGTCCATTTTTTTAATCACTCCTTTGCACTTTCTATTGTACTCTTTTACTAATTGTAGTAAAATGTACATAATTGAGATACTTTTTTAAGCTCAAATATGTGTACAAATGGAGGTGAATAAGTTCGACCGAAAACGACGCCACTTGGCAGCGCATTCAGTTGAACAGAAAATGGAGAGAAAAACATGGACACGGGAGGCTATTATAGTAGCGTTTGCGATGTATTGTGTAACGCCAATGTCGAAAATAAATCGAAATAATAAGTTGATTCAAGAAGTCGCAGAGCTTATCGGATACCCCCTCGGCTCATTGGTAGCGCGAATGCAAAACTTTAGAACGCTTGACCCGCATATGCCCTCTGGCTTAGGGCATACTGCTAAGATGGATAAGGCTATTTACGAGGAGTTCCGGCACGACTGGGGCGAATTAAGCGTACAGGCCGAGCAAATTACCGGGCTTGACCTTTTTAACGCGGACCCGATAAATGGAGCGAAACGCATATCAGACCTGACCGACCATAAAAAAGTAACGCACGAGCGGTATTTCTTCCGCATCGCAGTATTATCGGCATACGAGTATAGGTGCTGCATATCGGGGCAGACGCTTCCTAATATGCTTGTAGCGAGTCATATAAAACCGTATAAAGCTTGCCGGAGCAGTAATGACCGGATAACACCGGAAAACGGACTATGCTTAAATGTCTTTTATGACAAAGCTTTTGACTCGGGGCTGATTACAGTTGATCACGACTTGACGATTCGGGTATCTAAAAAGGTAGATGATTATGCGGATGCCTTTACGGAAAAATGGCTTATTGGCTTACGTGGCGAAAGCATATTGCTTCCCGAACGATTCCGACCGCAAAAGGAATTTCTTGAGTACCATAACAAGAAAGTTTTTAAGGGCTGAGCACAAATTTTACTAATATTGAGAATAGACAGGCAATAGCATAAACCAGTAAAATAAAGTAAATACATAGGAGGTACGCAAATGTTCGGTAAAAAAGAAAATAAAGCGGAGCTTGGCATTCAAAAGGTACTTGAAAGAATGCAGAGCTTTACGATTACGGCAGGGTATTCATTTGAGGGGCGACCAATCCAAAAGTATAATGCTCCTGTCTGCGGTGAAACCTTGGCCGGTGCGATTGTAGGTACAGCAGCTATTCCGACCAATCCGGGCATACCGTTTTCAGGCGCACTCGATAAACAAGCCGAGGGAATCGACGCGGCGAGGTATGCCGTACTGGACCAGCTTCTTGATAAAGCTGAATCCGCCGGTGCCAATGCACTTATCGGGCTCGCTTTTCAATATGTCGTCGTAGAAAAGAATGGCTTGCTTGTTATGGCAAGCGCGACGGCGGTAACTATCTGATAAGCTAGATGACAACTTTATACTTACCCTTAAAAGGGCCGCAGATACGCGGTTCTTTTTTGCGTTTAAGGAGGTGGTCCGTATATATCTCGCAGGGCGCGGCGTCATGCGTCCGACTTTGAAAGGAGGTGAAAGGAAAAATGCCTGATATTAAGAAAGCAATCGAAATCAGCGACGCGAAAATTCAATTTATCTCGCTCGTAGACAAAGCCGCCAATAAGCGGCAATTTTTAGTTACAAAAGCAAAAGATGGGGGCGCTCAATTCTCTACACTCGGCAAAATCCTCAAGGTAGACGCCGAGGCGCACTATATTACCGGTGTCGTTTACGAGCCGCTTGTCGAGGACTCTCACGGTAATTTTATGACTGAGGACGAAATCAAAAAGGCGGCGCACTGGTTTGCGAAAAATGGTGATAAGGTGGACTTGCAGCATAGTTTTGAAGCCGTTGACGGCATAGCGGTAGTTGAAAACTATATTGCGCCATGCGATATGCAAATCGGCGACGAACTCGTCGCAAAGGGCACCTGGCTTATTACCGCAGAAGTAACTAACACCGACGTATGGTCGGCGGTCCAAAAAGGTGAGATTACCGGCTTTTCAATGGGAGGACTCGGAAAATACAGCGAGGAGGACGTTCCTTTGGACGAAATTGAAAAAACCACCACGGATAAAAAGGGATTATTTAAAAAGTTAGCCGGCTTATTCGGCCTTGACGTGGTAGAAAAAGGTGCAATGGCGGACGCGTACCGGGAAAGCATGAAAGGCTCAAGCTTCTGGAATGCTTTTTATACTCTTGAAGATATGCTTTATCGGTATAACTGGGTTACAGACCAGTATGAGTTCCAGAGCGACGAAACGTCAATCCGGGAGGCCCTGGCGGACTTCTCTGCTATCATTACCGAAATACTGACCAGCCAGAATATTGCAAAGGCGCTTACGGTAGCCGCTCCTGTCAATAAGGCGGGCAAGAAAATCTCAAGCGCCAATATGGAAAAGCTTGACGCAGCTTATAATGCGTTAACCGAGCTCCGCGACAAGCTTGCGGACGAGGAAGAAACCGAAAATATCGAAAAGGAGGAACTTGACTTGAAAAAGGAAGAAGTACAGGCAATTGTTGAGGAAAGCGTTGCAAAAGCGCTTACCCCGTTCGTAAAAGCTCTTGAAGCTGGTGCCGAACCCACTGGCGCAAATTCGGCACAATCTGGCACACAGCAGGAGCCCACAGCCGAAGCGGTTACGAAGGAAGAAGTTGCGGCTATGGTTGAGGAAGGTATCGCGAAAGCACTTACCCCGCTACTTAAAGCTCGTGGTATCGCTAATAACCTAAACGGCGAGCAGCAAAGCATTGAGAAGTCCGGCGAGCAACACTTTTTAACCGGTATTCTCTAATTTGAAAAACTATAAAATAAGGAGGATTTATAATTATGCCTACTAACGCTACTCTTATCAGGAAAGCGGGCACACTCGTAACAGGGGACGTAACTTCCGGACTGCTTAACCCGGAACAATCCGCTAAATTCCTGAAAATGACCTTTGAGGCAACACCTCTCGGCGCACTGGTCCGTACAGAGAACCGCCGCGCTAAATCCGGCGAAATTGATAAAATCGGTATCGCGTCTCGCATTCTGCGGAAGAAAACTGAAAACACTGACGACGGTTACCGTGCAAAGCCTAACTTCGGTGCGGTTGAGTACGCTACTACTGCCGTTCGCCTGCCTTGGGAAATTACCGAGGAAACGCTCCGCGAGAATATCGAGGGCCAGGGTCTTGAGGCAACCATAACGGACCTTATGACTCAGCAAATCGGTATAGACCGTGAGGACCTTTGCATTAACGGCGATACAGCGACGCCTGCCAGTGACGACGATTACGATTTTCTGAATGTCAATGACGGCTGGGTAAAGCAGATGTTGAATGGTGGCCACGTCGAGGACCGCACCGCTAAGAGCGGCGGCGCCATGAGCATTGACCTGTTTTACGACGCGCTGCGGCAAATGCCTAACAAGTACAACAATGGTAAACTTCGCTGGCTCATGTCACCGCACAGGCAGCAGGAATGGGAGCGCTATATTCTTGACAAGGCCATTACTGTAGGCGGCATTATCAGCGACAAGCGCGTTGAGAATCCCGTCTCCATTCCGGCCATTCCTGTTCCGGCGTTGCCTGACGACAAAATTATTCTTGCCAATCCGCAGAATCTTATTGTCGTAAGCACTTACGACGTTAAAATTCGTAAAACTGTCGAGGGTAAGGAAGCCATTATGCAGGATAAGCGCTTTTATGTCGTTCATTTCGACTTTGACCCCATCATTGAGGAGCTTGACGCTACTGTTATTGTCAAGGGCCTTAAAGCACTTTAATAGGAGGGCTGAAAATGTATCATTTGAGACTAAATAAAGGACTCTCCTATTCCGGTGTTGTTTCCGCGAGCAAAAGAGAGCCCGACGTTTTCGTTGAGGACGCGTCCACGGTTGACCAGGCGCTCGATACGGGCTACTTTGTGCTTATAGAGGGAAATACTAAGGCCCCTGAGCCTAAAGCTCCCACAGGGACGATTACGGCGCTCGATACAATGTCCGGAACGGCACTCAAGGAATACGCAAAGCAAAACGGTATCGACATTAAGGGGCTTACCCGTGTGGACGATATTCGGACCCGTATTCTGGAGGCTGAGGCTGCTAAAAACAGCGACGGAAATACTGAAACCGGCGACAACGTGCCGGACGGCTCCGAGAATGACGATGACACTGCTAATCAATTTATAAGCGGCGATGGCGAAAACGAAGGCGGCGGCGCTTCCAAGTAAAGGAGGCGATTCTTTATGGCTGTACGTCCTTGGGTTACACCTGCAGAGGTTAAAGACTATACGGACAAACAGAAAGTCAAAGACCGGGCCGACACTAAGATGGCAATTGATATTACGCGAGCGGAACAATATGTTATTAACTATACGCACAACCGTTTTGACGACGCCGAAAAATATCCCGATATGCCGGTTGAAGTCAAGACGGCTGTAATTCTTATCGCAGAGGTTTACGGCAATACTTCGGCCGAGGGAAAAAGCGAATATAAAAGCGAGTCGTTCGACGACTATTCCTATACCGTCGCCGATACGGCTACAAAGCTTGAAAATCTTGACCTCGGGCCGCTGCTTGACGAATTCATTACCGAGGCTCCGCGAAACGCCATAACATTGAAAATGCGCAAGCTGTAAAGGAGGGCGGGCATATGTCGTTTGAGACGCTTTTAGACCATAAATGCGACATTTATCACATGCAAAAGACAAGCAAGTCGCCCGGTTATAACTTGCCCCCCTCTCCGTCGTTTTCATACCCGGAAACGCCGGATATTTCCGCGGTGCCGTGTCATTTCAGCACGAAAAGCGGCGTTACTGTTATTCAAGCTGAGCCGCAAGCAAAATACGACGCGAAAATCAAGCTTGTCCTCCCATCCGGGATCGATATACGCCTTAACGATAAGATAGTGGACGGCAATACCGGCTATGAATATACCGCCGAAATTCCGCGCGGCGTGCGGGAACACCATATAGCCGTGCTCTTACACCGTTCAAGTAAACAGGAGGCGCTGTAATGGCTGAAAAGGTTATCAACTTCGATTTTAGCGAGTTTCAGACCTTTTTCGTGAGGCTCCGGCAAGCGGCGGGCGGTGACGTTAAGAAGGAGCTCGCTCTTTTTCTTGAAGGCATGGGCTTTGAATTTTTACGAATTGTGGAGGACGAAATAATCAGGCGCCAGGTTATGGATACGCGCTTGTTACTCAACAGCTTCCATAAAGGCGGCGATAACAATGTTTGGGAGTTTGACGAAAACGGCTTGATGCTTGAAGTCGGCAGTAACGTAAAGTATGCGGCGTACGTGAACGACGGGCACTGGACCAATAAAAAAGGCGAGGAGTCGCGGTTTATTCCCGGACGCTGGGAGGGCGACCGGTTTATCTACGAGCCGGGCGCGAAAACCGGTATGGTCCTTAAGCAAAAATGGGTGGAAGGAGCGCATTACTGGGAAAGTGCTATGCGTATTTTTGAGAACATGTTCCCGGATTTGCTTGATGCAAAAATGCAAGACTGGATTAACGAATATTTCAGTGATTTTATGTGAGGTGAGGCTATGCAGCTTGAACAGGAAATAGCGAGTACTATCAAATACACGCTTATACAGGCAGGGAATCCCTCGCCATACTATGACGAGACGCCTAAGGACTTTCTTGTTCCGGCCGCGTATTTCCCGCCGCCTGAAATCTCGTCCCGGGGCGATACCTTATTAACGTACGCGATAAGCTACGTTTGGTTTATTAAATTCTTTCATTCAGACACGCCGTCCGCTTATGCACTCGGCTTATCTGTTTTAACTGCGTTGCAAAGTGGTAGAAATGTCATCCCATTGATTAATGTCGATGGAAACTATACGGGGCGCGGGTTCAGGTTAAAAGACCCGTCATTAAAACGAATCGACGGAGCGTCTGGCGCGGCGCAGCTTACGTTGTCGTGGGATAGTCCGCGGCCGTACCACGACGAGCCGACACAAAAAATGATGGTCTATGACCTTAATATATACAGTCGGGCCGCTTTTGAGGCGGCTACTCGGCAGATAGGAGGCTTATAATGGCAAAAACAACAGCGGCGGCGCTTGAGCCGGAAGTTAAGACTGAAAAAGCCGAAACGACGGCCGCGCCTTCGAAATTTAAAATCGAGCGGCTGCGCAGGGATTGCTTACGTCTTTTCGGCGTAACGTTCAGCACCTTTGACGGTGCAACATTCGGGCTTACCGATATGTATACTGTTGAGGAAATGCACGGCATTATTGACAATTGGCAGAATAAGCAGGTAATACCTGCAAATAAAAAGGAGGGTAATTAACTATGGCGGGAGGTAATTTTGACAAGCTCGCCGGTAAAACCCGTCCGGGTACTTATATCAATTTTGAGAGCACCCGGCAGGATACAATCGGCATTAGTGAAAAAGGAATCGTTTTGCTTCCTCTTATCGGCCATAGCTACGGCCCCGGCAAGGAGTTTATTTCAATCACTTGCGGCGCGCCGGACGCGAATATGGCTAAACTCGGATATAGCATTTACGACAGCAACTCAAGCTCTTTACTCATCAGGGAAGCTCTGAAGAATGCTGTCGAGGTTATCGTGTATATTCCAAAAGAAGGAACAAAAGCAAAAGGCACGGCCGGAACGCTTATGGGTACGGCTAAATACGGCGGAGCCAGAGGTAATGACTTCCGTTTTTCCGTAGTGGAGAATCCTATTAACGGCTTCGACGTGTCTGTCTACCTTGACGCGGATATTATGGCGGAGTATGAAGG